TATTAGCCCTATTCGTAAAATCACCACTACAAAGGAAGAAATAACATGAGACGTAAACGAGCAAAAATGCCTTATGGCAAAAGCAAAAAACTGTTTAGTAAAACAGCAGATAGAACACATATTTATAATATGAACATGCGCCCAATGAGAGGCGGAACAAGGTTGTAAAATTATGGCTTGCACAAATCCAGTCACTGGATGGCGAGCCAAGCATCTAAACAAAAACGGAAACCGTCCACTAGTATTCAACAAAAACGATGGTTTCATAGATATGGAAGTAACAGTACCATGCGGACGCTGTACGTCCTGCCGACTAGAACATAGTCGACAATGGGCTGTAAGATGTATGCATGAAGCACAGATGCACGAAGGCAACTCATTCATTACATTGACATACGCACCAGAACACCTACCGAAGGATTATTCGGTACATAAAGAAGAATTACAAAAATTCTTTAAAAGATTAAGAAAAAATACTGGTATAAAATTAAGATATTTCTCATGCGGAGAATACGGAGATGAAAACAGGAGACCACATTATCACGCAATTATATTCGGTTACGATTTCCCAGATAAAGAAATATATACGAAAACTAGAAACGGAGATATTTTATACAGATCACCATTACTAGAAAAAACATGGAAATTCGGATTTAGCCTAATAGGCGGAGTATCATTCGAAAGCGCGGCATACGTAGCTAGATACGTAATGAAAAAACGCAAAGGAGACCCAGACCAGGTAGACCCAAAAACAGGCTTGACGAATAAACAACATTATGAAACAGTAGACCCTGACACTGGCGAGATACACGAAATACAGCCAGAATTCTGCTTAATGAGCAGAAACAGAGGAATAGGCTACAACTGGTTTGAGCAATTCAAATCAGATACAAACAAAGATTACATTACAGTACGAGGCAAAAAATCTGCCTTACCTAAGTATTACGACCAACTATTGAGATTAGTGGACATAGAGAGTTACAATAAAAGAAAGGCAAAACGGAAGAATAAAATTAATATGGAAGAACAACTCCCTACGCGAATGGAAGCGAGGAAAAAGGTAATCAACGCTAAAGTTGATCAATTATATAGAAACTTATAAATAAGGTAAAAAATTATGAAATTATCAATATATTCCATTCACGACCAGGCGGCCCAAGCATACTTAAGCCCCTTCTTTCTACATAACGATGGATTAGCAATTAGAGCATTTCAAGATAATGTAAATGCAACAGAAGAAAACAACATTAGTAAACACCCAGAACAATTCGCATTGTTCAAGATCGGAGAAATGGACGATCAGACAGGAGTAATAACCGCCCTCCCCTCCCCTGCACATTTGACAGGCGGACTGGAGGTCAAGAACCCAACACAAGAAGACAATATACTAACAGAGATAAAAGCACTTAAAGGCTATCTCAAAACTCAACCCGACTTAAAAGCAATAGTCAACGGATAAAAGACAACCGCAAAGGGTGCAGCAGATTTTCTGCTCCACCCTGAGGGGTTAAAAAGGACAAAACTATGAAATCAGTAATGGAACACAGCTTTAGTAAAGCACCAACAGCAGATATACCACGTTCATCATTTGATAGATCACATGGTTTAAAAACCACAATGGACGCAGGAAAACTAATACCAGTATTTGTAGACGAGGTCTTACCAGGCGACACCGTTTCACTCAACCCTACTCTCTTTGCACGTGTAAATACTTTACTTTACCCTATCATGGATAACATGTTTCTAGATGTGCATTTTTTCTTCGTTCCCTATCGTCAAGTATGGGACAACTTCCGCAAGTTTTGCGGAGAACAAAAAGATCCCTCAGATTCAACAGATTATACAATCCCAACACTTAACACTCAGCAAGGTAACTGGGGCGAAGAATCACTTGGTGATTATATGGGATTACCAACAAAAGTCAGTGGCACACAATGTTCAACATTACCATTAAGAGCATACAACCACATTTATAACGAATGGTACCGGGATCAAAACTTAATAGATTCAGCACCAGTAAGTACAGGTGATACTGGTGACTCAATGGGAAATTTCATTGTTAGAAACAGAGGCAAGCGTCACGACTACTTTACTTCATGCCTACCCTGGACACAAAAAGGCGATAGTGTACAGCTACCATTAGGTGATAAAGCAATAGTTACAACTGACGCAACAGACACTTATTCAGCTACTAATATGCTTGGTGTTAATTCTACAGAATATAATCAAAGACGTAGTTTCACAGATTACACTGGCTCTGGCGCTAACTCAGGAATTAAAGGTGATGTTTTAACCTCAAGCAGTCAAGCCAGTAACACACAAATTCCAGAAAATAATTTACTATACGCAGATTTATCAACAGCAACAGCATCAACAGTCAACGAATTACGCAGAGCATTCCAGATTCAAAAACTATTAGAACGCGATGCACGTTCAGGCACACGTTACTCAGAAATAGTAAACGCACACTTTGGCGTCAACTTTATGGACGTAACATACAGACCCGAATACCTAGGTGGATCATCATCACCACTACAAACTGACGCAGTACCAATGACAGCTACAAGCAACAGTTATACAGGTCAATCTACAGGCGATTTAGCCGCAATGGGTACTATTACATGTCAAGGAGGCGGATTCACAAAATCCTTCACAGAACATGGAGTAGTCATGGGAATAGCTTCAATTAGAGCAGATTTAACATATCAGCAAGGTATGAACCGCATGTGGTCACGTTCAACCAGGTACGACTTCTTCTGGCCCGCATTAGCACATATTGGAGAACAAGCAGTACTCAACAAAGAAATTTATTATGGTACTAACTCAACAACTAACGATGCAGTGTTCGGATACCAGGAACGATGGGCAGAATATAGATATAAACCATCACAAATTACAGGAAAAATGAGGTCAAACACTAACGCATCATTAGATGTATGGCATCTATCCCAAGAATTCTCATCACTACCAGAATTAAACGAAACGTTTATTACTGAAAACCCACCAGTAGACAGAATAGTAGCAGTACAAAACGAACCTAACTTCCACATGGATTGCTACTTCAATTACACCTGCGCTCGACCAATGCCAATGTACTCTGTACCTGGCTTAATAGATCATTTCTAATGATCAGTAAAATAATAGAATTTGGTGCAAATCTCTTCGGAAGTAGTAAAGCCGCAGGTAGTGTATCCAAATATCTCAAAAAAAACCCGTGGGTCGGAACAGCCGCAAGTTATGGCATGCAAAGGCGTGATGCAAATCGCGCCCACCAACGCCAAATGCACGACCTACGAAAAGCAGGTATTAACCCCATTCTAAGCGCAAAATTAGGAGGCGCACAGACCCCACAAATGGGAGACATGGGACAAGTAATGAACACAGCAAGACAAATAGATCAAACTGAAAATCTTACAAATGCACAAGTTGATCAAATTCAAAAAAATATAGATCAATTAGATGAAACAATAAGATTCAGTAAAAATCAAAACGAAGTAAAAGAAATGATATTAAAAACATTTAGAGAACACCCAGAATTAGCATTCTGGAATGATGTTTTTAAAGGTACTGATCCAAAAGATTGGCTATCTGCTTTATCTTATGATGAGGTATTAAATAAAGCCAAAGAAGTATCAACAGAATTAAAGAAATCAATTCAACAAAATAAACAAGGCTCTAACCCTTATAGGAATTAATAAAATGACTAAGAAAACAGAAACAGTAACAGAACTAGTACGCGTAAGACGCGACAGAAAACTTTGCCCTACTATCGACACAGGCGAGGGTTTAACCGAGCAATCACACAAACAAGAATGCGATATTAATTACATTCTAAAAGATTACACCAGAACTGGCTTCATTAAACACGCGAACCAAAACGCAGGACAATATGACGACGTAACATCAGTCGATTTCCAAACAGCAATGGACACAGTCGCAAACGTAAAAACAATGTTCGAGAATCTGCCTAGCCAGGTACGAGCAGAATTTAACAATCAACCAACACAATTTTTGGACTATGTACAAAATCCAAATAATACAGAAGCACTAGCGCAACGAGGCATCTTGCACGGCAATGATGGACTCGATATAACAGGTGCATACACTGCTGCACCAACACAACAATCGCTTACTGGAGCTGAGGTTTCCTCTGCACCAGAAAGTGATTCAACAAGCGTTAGCGAATAGTACGAGGGGCTAATTTCCCCGCAGTCCGCCCATATCCCACTTGATGTAAATGGGCGGACTGACACCTTTAGGTTCAGTACAAGATAAAAAGGGAGCAAAGCGACCATGAAAATAAAAAAAGGCGTAAGCCTTCAAGGACTCAGACTAGTTATGAGACCAGTACTAATAGAAGCCGATATTATATGGCAAGAATTAGGACAAGAATTAGTGATTACAAGCTGTACAGAAGGAGAACACAGCGCACATTCACTACACTACTACGGATATGCTTTAGACTTCAGAACAAGATACTTTACACAAGAAGAAAAATGGGAAGCATACTGCAACCTGGTACAAGCATTAGAATATGAAGGATATGATATATACATGCACGACACACATATTCACGTAGAATATGATGCAATAAAGGAGAATCAAAAAAATGGACAATTTGCTAATGGCTAGTTATTTACTACAACACTGGGACGTATTAAGTCTTATAGTAACAAACATATTAGCCCTATTCGTAAAATCACCACTACAAAGGAAGAAATAACATGAGACGTAAACGAGCAAAAATGCCTTATGGCAAAAGCAAAAAACTGTTTAGTAAAACAGCAGATAGAACACATATT